GGTCTTCAAGTCCCTAAAAGGGAGAACAAGGATATTCCTCTGGACATCCCGAACGCGCAGGATTTCGAACTACCTGAAAATCCTCGGTAGTTGAATAAAACCATCGAACTCATCTCACCATTCGAATTCATCTTTCATGGGATGATCTCTTTTTCGCTGAAAATAAGATTAACCAACTGATTTGTATAGCATGAAGGGGTGTTCTCTCACGAACACTTGAATCATTTCGATATCAAGATTGCTATACCATTGGCTGACCGCTCACGTGATTAAAGTCTCATTCACCCCCGTGCGGCGAGATTTTAACAAGTGTGAACGGTCAACAAATGGCATAGATGATTGTCTAGGATATTACTTTTGATGCAAACAAAAAACCCCGCACTGGGCGAGGTTTAAATATTCGTAGTGAGTATAGTTACAAGTTCCCACTATTTGAAGATGGTACGCCAACTTTATGCAAAATGCAAATATTGTCGATGGTATAAATAGTTTATTTTGTCACCTCACTAAATGCTGTTTCTGCCCGTTTTTCTTCCGTGTAACATTTCTCCACTAGCTTTTGATAAAAGGGCTTCCAGTTCCGAGACCATGACGATTGCGTTAATGTTGGAACCAATGCCTTAACTGCTGTATAAGCGACTGACGAAGGTACTCTGCTATAACCTCTCCCTGAGCAACGCGGGCAAATTTTATGCACTGGCGCGCCTTGCAATGCAGTTTGCTCCTCATCAAGCACCAAGCCCCGCCCCTTGCAGCGACAGCGATTTGACAAAATACCTTTACCGTTACATTTCTGGCAGAGTTCACCAACTTGCTCTCTTTCAATCCACGGCTCAAGAACCATCACTCCATCTGCACGGATAATGCCAGGATGTTTCTCCACATCCTTCACGCTGTAAATGAGTCCTTTCCCTTTGCACTCCTGACATTGACAAGTAGACGCAGCTGATCGGGAATACTCTTCAAAGGCCATCTTCGATAAGATCACCATGCACTGCCCCAGTTTATTTCCAGCCGCTTTCGCTATGAGCTTCGGTACTGTCTGTCTTGCGTACCGCGTTAATGACTCGACCGTGCTGAACCGCCCTTCTTCACTGATACCGTTCTTGGCGAAAAAAGCTGTCATGCCAAACTTAGCCTGTGATTCAGCCATCCCTAAAGCCGCAGCGGTGTCCATGCCTTTCATTCTGTCCGGTGCAGTACTGGATGATGAATCACTAAATGTAGGTGACTTTGGGTGAAAGTGTTTCAGTGCTGATTCCAGTTTCATTATTATGCTGTCTCCGCTGTCTTTCTTATAAACTCTAATCCTCTGGCCTGATCCCCGTTCTGGAGCAGGTCGTTAAAATCCCCGGCGTCTGGCCAGCGAACGCTGACTTTTTCAACATCGTTATTCGCCTGTAAGTTCTTACGGGCGCACTCCATCGCAGCCGCGTGACCCGTGGCGCTCCAGTCGTTATCTGCAAAGACAATGAGATGCTTCACGCCCTGTGGGGCAATGAATTTCGCCATATACCCGGCATTCATGGTTGACCATGTGTTCACCCCGTAAATTTGCTTACAGGACAAGGCAGTCTCAATCCCTTCGGCAATCCCCAGTGTGGAATCCACCGGAAACAGTCGAATAGCCACTGATTGGGCATAGGTGCGATAATTCTCTTCCTGCATCGCATCGAGTTTCTTTTGCGGTGTAATGTCCGCCTTTCTGTCACCGTCTAAATACGTCCGGTGCAGATAACACGCTAACCCTTTTGAATCGGTAGCGAGTGCCCATATCGCTTGCAGGGTGCCGTTGCGGACAGGCTGTTCGGCGCAATATTTCACGTTATCAGCAGGCAAAACATGAATGCCCCGATTACGCAAATAAGCCTCACCCTGCGTGCCTCTGAGATGGGATAAATTGGCATAACAGGCCGTCACTCTGTTTCTGAACCCGGTGATATTGGTCTCTTTTTTCACCGCGCTGCGTTTGTCGGACTGGATACCCAGCAGCAGATCAATCTCGTCCGCCAATGTCTTGTACTCTTTTCCCTGCGTCAGGGTGAGTAGCTTCCAGCCATCCCCGGCATTGCAGGTACAAATAAATGTCCCTCTGCCCTCCCGATCATCAATACGAAAGCTGCCTTTCCGCTCGCATATCGGGCATTTCCCTTTAAAGTGACGCTTGCCGGTTACGGGTGGTAACTGGTAGTAATTAAAAATCTCAGGCCAGCGACCGATGACGGCATCGGCGGTTTTGATTCTGTTCATCGTGTTTCTCCCTGTGGCATACCGAAGCGTTCACGGATATCGCTGAGACGGTGCTGAATAACGTCAGGCTCCAGTGATAACTGCTCTTTAACCGGTGCTTGCTCGGCTTTCTTGCGGGACTTCGCCCACTGGATCTGCTTATGCTTGATAAAGTTGTTCACTTCGGGGGTCAGTTCCTGCGGGGTGTCATGAAAACCGCGAGGCCAGACACCGAACTTTTCCTTAAACGTATTAGATACCCAGCCATCGCTGAATGTCTTACCCTGTGAAGCCCGCTGATTCTGGTAGTACTTCAATTGCGAATAGAAACTCTGCTTTTCAGCCTGGGTGTAAACCCGCTCTTTTTTACTGAGCTTTTGGATAGTACGACTGGTATCGACGTCAATGTCTTCCCCGGTCAGGGGCTTAAAATCACACTTCGGGCAGACATAGACCCCGGCAGGCTTCATGTAGTGACAGCTGGGGCACTCTTTCGGCAGCTTCTCCCGCTTTTCCTGCTCCCGGTGGCTGGAATTAGTCTTCATGCCATCGTTTTTGCTGGGCAGCTCGTCATATTCGATATCGTCGGGATAGCCGAGACGGTGGACAGAACCGGAGTGATCGAAGATAAGGCAGGCTTCTTTACCCGGCGCGGTACGTAAGCCTCTGCCGAGACATTGAGTCCAACGGATCTCTGACTTGGTGGGTCTTGCATAAATGATGCAGCGCACATCACTATCAAACCCGGCAATTAAGGTGCCAACATTCACAATGACTTTCGTTGCTCCCTGCTCGAAGCGGTGAATAATAATCTGCCGTTCTTCGTGGGGGGTCTGGGCGGTAATAATCTCAGCATTCACCCCAGCACGAGTGAATTCGACCGTAACAAAGTTGGCATGACTGACCGTGACGCAAAAACAGATCGTTGGCTGATTATTACCATTGGCTAACCAGTTACTGACGATATCGCCCACCAGATCAGCACCACACATGATTTCAGCAATCTCAGCCTCTTTATAATCACTGCCGAATTCCGCGCTGCTATTGGATTTCACCCCGCTTAAATCCGGTTTCATTGGCGCATAGAATTCATACCGGCTTAAATCGCCACGCTGAATCAGCTCTTTCATGGTGGTGGGCTTAATCAGCTTCTCGTAATAGTGACCGAGGAACGGAGCAAATGGTGTGCCTGATAACCCAATAACCGGAATGTCACTGTCACGGATAATCTCCAGCATCCGCTTACGGCGCAGGTGGGCCTCGTCGATAATCAGCAGATCGATATTGTCCGGGAACTCACGGCGGATAATCGTATCGGCTGACGCAATCTGAATGAGCCGGGTCGGGTCGTAGTTCGGATGGTCACGCCAGACATAACTGATTTCGTGGGCTGGTAGGCCATACTTAACAAAATTTTTCGCAGTCTGGTCTACGAGGATGGTATACGGTACACAGAACATGACGCGCATTTCACGAGAGACATAGCCGTCTGTGATAAATGCCGCCAGTCCGGTTTTACCTGAGCCGGTTGGGCTGTACACCATGAACGTACGGTGCTGCTTCCAGTTCTGGCGTAACAGACTCAAACCGCGCTCTTGAGCAAAATTAGGGGTAATATTCAGCATGATGTTTCCCCTTGTTTATTTTTTTGAGTTCCCGTGCAATAATTTTGCTCAGGTAACTGTCCATTAGTGCCGACTGCAAGAGCCTGAACAGTTCTGCTCGCCAAAGTTTCGCTGTTCGGTTTCTTGCACCCTTTCAAACTTTCATTCTTCGTTAACATTGATACCCTCACTTGAATATTTTCCACTGCCAGAGCACAAGCCTTTTTGTTATTTCAATTTGGACGTCCAGATATCCATGCCGTTTTGTAACCCCTATAGTGATCTCTATTAAGATCTGAGTTCTTCCTCTTGGCTGTGCCTTCCCTAATACCCCTTTCAAAGATCACCCCCCTTACCCCCCTAGAAAGTTTTCCCCTCTTCCCCACACCTGCCTCTCTTGTACTATCAAACTGATACGAAACTGTACTTGTTAATAAGTACACCATAAAACTAAACAACTAACTTCGGCTTCTCGATGTAACCCTGTGCGGCTTGTTCGTACTTCACAACAAATTCCCTGAGTCGGGTATTAGCTTCGTATCTGGCTGCATTGCTCTTGCAAAAGGACACGGGTTCTTTGTCCCACTCCTCCTGATACACTTCTGAATATTCGGCAATCACTCTTGCCCGCGTACTAACCCGTAATTTCCCTAACATCTCCTGTATCCATTTGCCATCGTCAGGATCAAAATGCGATGGCATGGTCACTTTGGTGTAATCAGGAAACATCATTCCCTCTCAGGTGGCGGGAAGACTTTAGGCAGATCGGGGCGTAGCTCATGGGCTTGGACGACTTCATCTTCAAAAAGTTGATCCAGACTGCATTTCACCCCTTTTCCCTCCAGAGCATGAATTAATCTTTTAGAAATAATTATGTCTGGTACTCTAATTCCTGTTTCATAATGGCTGATGGCAGAAGGTGTTAATCCAACTAACTCAGCTAAATCCTTTTGTTTTAGCTTTGCTATTTTTCTGTATTTTTTTATCGAGTTCATAATTTTCCTCCATAGTGAGGATAATATACGCCATTTCGTGTACAATCAATACATAATGTATATTGAGATATTCATAAATCAAAAAGAGAATTAATACATGAAAGAAATATGGTATGAGCTGGCAAAGTCCAGAATGAGAAAATTAGGGATATCCCAAGAAAGACTGGCTGAATCTTTGGATGTTACCCAAGGAGCGATTGGACATTGGCTAAACGGAAGGAGGATACCCTCTGTTGAAGTGATTATGGCGTTAATGAAAGCTATAGGACTTGATAATGTTAGTTTTGATTCAAAAGGCCTAGTAACTCACGCAGAAGAAAGCGAACCAACACTAAGCGCTCATTTTGATGTCGATCATAGAAACAAAACTAACCTTTTGAAAGATAGGCTAAAAACCATCCTATTCAGAGAGAAATTGAACCAAAGAGAGTTAGCAGGATTATTAAATGTTAGCGCTCAAACGGTAAATAACTGGTTGAGTAGGAATTCTATTAGCAGGGAGGCAGCGCAAGATATCAGTGAACAGCTTGGATATTCTCTTGACTGGCTTTTAAATGGCGTTGGTGAACCAAAACTAAGTGATGCATCAAGGCATCATCCTGCATCAGAAATCCCCCCGGAAAGTGAGTGGACAACTATTGCTCCGTGGGATAGCAGTACACCATTAGATAACGATGAAGTAGAAGTTCCGTTTTTAAAGGATATTGAATTCGCATGTGGTAGCGGTAAATGCGTAGATATGGATTACAACGGCTTTAAGTTAAGGTTCTCTAAAGCAACATTAAGAAGAATTGGTGCGCCCAGTGATGGCTCCACAATTATTTGCTTTCCGGCTAGAGGTGATAGCATGGGACCAATAATACCAGATGGTGCAACTGTAGCTATCGACACAGCAAACAAAAATATTATTGACGGAAAGATTTATGCGATTGAGCAAGATGGATTAAAGAGAATCAAATGCTTGCATCGAAAACCGGGTGGAAAGTTACTTATCCGAAGTTATAACCGCGATGAGTACGAAGATGAGATAACCGACCAGAATGACGTAAATATTATCGGGAAGATATTTTGGTACGCTGTAATGCTTAACTGAACGCCCTGCCTTTTTTACATCGCTTATCGTTTTATATAACCCTCATGTTGAGGGTTTTTTTATACTCTTTAACTTATTTATGTGATGAAAAGCACATTTATAACATTATCCTTAAGGAGCTTATCCTTAAAAATCAATTAACTAAGAATGTCTGTGTATTTTAAGCATAAATACTTGTTGATCCATCTAAATACAATACGTATTATTTGTACACACATAGAATGAATCGTATTAGTTTTTTTTGAGGGCACCTTATGTTAACCAAAACTAAAGAAATTGAAAAAAAAGCAGCTCAATCCAGCACTATATTAGCAATGTTATCTAAACATAATAAAACAATGGAGCCTACGGATATTGCTGTCTTGATAGATTTAGCTAGCGAACTCAGTGCTGACATATCTAGCTGGTTTCTTGAAGAGGAGAATTAAAACCATTTAGCAATTAAATAGGGATTATAGAGTGAGTTTATTATTTCCGATGAACAATAATTCAAATTTACAACAGGCAAACCATGAAAATTTTCCTATTCGCTGCAATTGAGCGCGCCAACAAAGAGCAAACACGCCCTATATGCGTTAAAGCTCAAGCGCTCAATGAACAAGAAGCAAAAAGGTTATTAGCTCCCGTATATGTAATCTATGGCTGGATGGGACAAATAGTTAATCGTCACTGAAATAAACAATATTAAATTTAAGAGGAATTAGAAATGCAAAATAAAGAACCTGAAATTATCGAAAATAGCAACAACGGAAAAATAATTGAATTACGGATTAATAGCGCTCCGTTATGTTACTTAAATACAGATTCTGCAACATCCTCTGATTATTTATTTTTTCTGGAGTCTGTTATTAGCGCATTGGCTAGTGACAAAGCCTCACTTGATAGAGAGGCTAAAGAAAATAATAAAACTGTAACGCATACTTATGAGGCGTTTGCCACAATTAAAGATCCCACAAATCTTTAATAAAAGAATCGACGCGTATAGTTGAACTACCCTTAGACACCTGAAGAAAGTGATTAACTATGTCAGATGATAGATGGGTATTCCATTTACTGAATGAATGTTGTGGAAAATACTCTTTAAAAATGCTTGATACTGCATCCTCCCCGCTACCGAGATCAGGAATCATGCGACATTGTAATAAACATTTAGCAATCAGTGTAGATTTTAGCACTCTTGGTTACCTTGCAATTGTAGGGAATTGCAAGAGTATCACCATGTGAAAGATAAAAGAAAAAGATAAATCAACATAACTTGATCAAGGAAACAAAAATGCTAATCCTAACTCGCCGAGCACAAGAAAAAATCATGATAGGTGATGATATCGAGGTGGTTATATTAGGCATCAACGGAAAACAAATTAAAATCGGCGTTAAAGCACCGGAAAATACTCCTGTACATCGTGAGGAAATTTATCAGCGTATTCAGCAAGAAAAAAATAAGGTTGAATAACATGAAAACAAAAATATCATCTGGGGATAAATATTATTTACAAACCGCCGTCGAAATTGCAGAAGAGATTAAATTACAATTAATTCCAATGATGGTGGAAATTGAAAATGAGGGTGAAGAAGATACATATATAATGTGTCGAGGGATTTATCGCCAAATGAAAGGGTTAATTGAAAATTTAAAAGAAGTCTCAGGGGGGGGGGTAATCAGGGAAGTAATAATGAATCTCTGTGTAATAAATTGGAAGCTAGCGCGAGTAAAGTAGAAGGACTGAGAGCATATATTGCTTTATTACTCGAAAGTGAAAGCGATGATCAAAACGCTCACTTACTCAGTATAGCTTTAGATATAGCTTTCGGAATAGGTAAAGAAATAGCTCAAGTCAGAGGCTTGGATTATTAATTAAAACAACAAGCCAAATTTAATTACAGTGCCTGCACTGGGGACTCGCTTACTCCAAAAACGGAGAATATAGAATGACAGAATTAACCTTACTTGAAAGAAAGAGAAAGGCTCTTATTAACGCCAAGCTGGATGCATTACAAAAGAAACACGGTTGTCACTCTGTAATAGTCAAAGTGGGTAGAACTAATTACCGACTGGATTTAGACGAAGAAATATTAAATACCGCCTTAGTCCGTTTCTTTGAATCCGATGTACTGGCGTTAAAAAGTAAGCCAATAGCAGAATTACTTATCATGAATACATATAACGAGCTTTATACCAAGCACGGTAATTTAACCCCACTAGGTGACGAGTTCATTAATGACCTCTTAAAGCTTGTTGCGAAAAAAACGGAGCCAATAAAATGAAAAAGAAATCCTATTTAGATTTTGCCAATATCGCTATTCAAATGGAAAAAGAAGAAAAGTATAACCTTGCAGCCGAATACTGGGGAAAAGCTAATAAATTAGCCACCACGCTGAATACCCAACGCTGGTCTGAATATCGCCAAGAGCATAATGAAAAAAGATATTCATTGCATCATAGCCATAGTACCGCATTAAGAAGTCAGAAAGAAAATCAGCGAACAAAAGAGGTATTAAAAAAGCACCTTGATAATCACACTGAAACCAATAAGTGGAAACAAAAATTTCAACAGGCGGAGGTGAATAATGACGGTATATGAACAGGCAGGTGAATTAGCGCGGAATTTAGAATCGAAAGGCTTATTTCGTCGTGCTGCTAATAAATGGGGTGAAGCCCTTTCATTATCGCAGAACCTTAAACAAGAACAGGAATGTATTAAAAACGGAAATCGCTGCATTCAAAAAGCAAAAGTAATTATTCGTGAGGGGTGGTAATGGCGAAAAGAAAAAGAAGTAGAACTCAACAGGGTTTTGCGGGAATGACCATCCCGCAATTAGTTCAAATAAAAGAAGAATCCATGGATATATACACGAACTCAAAGAAATACATAGAGCCTTATTCAACAAATGATGGAGATGTATTAATTCCGCTTAATCGCTCTATGCGCCGTCATGCAAAGAAAATGAAAATTGAAATTAAGGAAGTGAAATAATGAGCAAGAAAAATGAATTAGCTCCAGTATCAGCCAAAGAATTACAGATCGTTGAATATCGCGGTCAGCGTGTTGTGACTACCGAGCAGTTAGCTTCGGGTTATGGTGCTACTGAAAAAATGATTACCAACAATTTCAGTAGAAACAAAGAAAGATTTGTTGATGGTAAGCACTATTTTTGGGTTGAAGGTGATGAGTTACAGTCACTTAAGAACTGCCCCTCTTTAAGAGGTTCAGTTAACAAACATGCAAGAAACCTCATCCTCTGGACAGAGCGTGGCGCAGCGAACCATTCCAAGATGTTAGAAACCGACCAGGCTTGGAATTACTTCGATGATCTGACTGAGTTCTATTTCACTCGCCGTGACAGCATCACAACCGAAGCGGAACTGTTAAGTAACCCCGCTAAGTTACGTTCCATGCTGTCTGTATATGCCGAAAACGTCGAACGCCTTGAGGGTGAGAACAAAACCCTGAGTGCAACGGTTGGCAGTCTGGAAAAACACTTTACCAAAGGCATAACCCTCCCTGCTTTCTGCAAAGGCCTGAACGGGGTGAATACCGCCAAAATCATGTGGTGGGCGATGGAGCGGAACTGGCTCTACAACGAGCAGAAAGACCCGGAGAAAAAACCGCGCTGGCGTGTCGCTTCCTACGCCCGTGATCGCTATCTCACCGAAGACGAAAACGAGATAAAGCCGCATGGACAGGATCCCTTTATCACCCGTACTGCTGTGCTACTGGAAAAAGGCTGTCATCGTCTTTACGCCCTGTACATGAAAGGTGAGCTTCCCATGAAGAAGAGCTGGAACGGTGAATACCAGCACGACAAAGCGGTTTATACGCCGGAGGTCAAATAATGAAAAAGCCTCATCACACTGAAACGGTATTTGATTACGGCAAGTATGGCGTGATTGTCCTCACTGAGGCGGCTAACACCGAAATCATCGATTATGTAGAGGCGCTGAAATCATTGGACGCAGGTCAGTATGACCGCGATTTATTACTGGGTTTTGATTTGGTACTGGCGATTCTTCATGGCTGGAAAGCAGGCTTTTATAAGCCCACCAGCGAACAGAGTGTGATGCTGTGGCGGTGGACTGTCTCAGCCTCATTTATCCGGGAGCAAATGGACAGAAACGGCACTCGTGAGGTTGATAACGACGAAGGCGGCACTGATACCGCAGCTATTTATCTTAATGGTGCCTCTGCCATCACAGTATACCCGTCTTCAGAGCGCCTGATGCTGGCAGCCCATGTTGAGGGGATCGCCTTTGAACAGTTCGGCAGAGAAGCAGGCGCAGATATGGCTATCAGAATGTACATGGACTTCATCAATATGCAGCCAGAAAGCGGGAACTGGTTATCTGAGAAAGGGCGTGAGGGTCTTTCTATGTTGCACGATGACTTAATCAAGTCAGTAGAAGCCGGTGAATTTGGCGATATCCCCATCATTCATTAACAGGAGGCTCCTATGATAACAAAAAACTTTCGCCTCAACGCGCTGGCGAACAGCTATTCAGCCGCTATCTATAACGATGTAGTGACCCGTAACGGCGGTGCTCACTTCACGATGCAAGTCGGAAAAACGGAAATCAATATTGCTATTGTCGAAGGGGCAAAAGGCATTCGTGAACTGGTGGACAGTTACGCACTGGAAGCATTACAGCAGAGTTATCCAGCATGGGAAGTTATCGCCATCGCCCTGATGGAGAAATGTGTCGTCAATGGTCTCCTGACAGTCTACGGGCGTGAGATATGGCAAAGCATGATCAATGACATGGGTGAAACACTGGCGGCTAAGGGGATGTTTCAATGACCGAGGCACATCGCCAGATGGTAGACATTGACGACGAACTGGTCAGAACGGTAGTCCACATCGACGATGGCAGGGATTGGGGGCAGCGCATTATCCACATTATGAATCGTAATCGGCATATTCATGAGGGCATCTGCCCTCCCCTGCCACCAGCACCCAAAGTGTCAGTAGTGAAGATAACATCAGCGAATAAAAAGCATAACAAACGGGGTAGAAAATAATGATAAGCATCGATAACGCACAGAATCAAATTAGCTTGCCCGGACAAATCGACGACGGGCGTGAGTGGGCAGATTGGTTATTGAAGAAGGCGGAAGAGTCAAACGCGAGCAGTAAAAATGAAATGACGATGGGAATAGATGAGCTACTTGAGAACGAAAAGGCGTTGCATATCGTAGCTAAATCTCTTGGATACTCAAAGGCGCAATTTATTGAAGAATTACAGCAAGCGCAATCGGAGGAGCTTCAATATATTAAATTCGAAAGTGAAGAGGCGAGCAATGTTCAATAA